TTAGATTTTTTAATTTGTTTATTTGTATTACTAGGTTTAATTACATCATCTTTATCTTCCATGGCAAGTTCATCAGCAGGCTGTTCTAACATCTCTTCAATGCCTTTTCTTGCTTCTCTTGCTTTTTCTTTACCTGCCTGTCTCTCAGCACCCCTTAGTGCTTGTTCGCCTGCCTCTTGTCTCTCAATCTTTCTTTTGATTATACCACCAATGATAGGTACATTACCAAACAATCTATCTGCGACCTTGATTGGTTTAAATTGTTTTACGAAATCTCTAAATGCTAATCTAGTTCTAAGAAGAGGACCTGTTATACCATTTAGTTCTTCTATGACAGGTTTAATTAAACTTGCCATATAGTTTGCTTCATCAGCACTAAATCTTTTCTTGTCAACAGACTTAGGTAACTCTTTTAGAAATACATTATATTTACCTATTAGTTCTTTTAGATTTTTATATGGTTCATCTGCGTCAGCGATCATATCAAGGTCGCCTTGAAAGTTTTGAATAACTCCCACAGCAGCATTTGATATACTTCTATCCTTGATAAATTGTTGACTAAAAGGTTGCGTGCCGTCACCTTGTTTCTGTAAATCTAATAGGTAGTCCTGTGACGCTTCAGAAATAGAGATAACCTCTTTCTGTTTATTCTTTTTCTGATCTGCTAATAATTTTTTAAAGTTTCGTGCTTGTGCCATTAGTCTTTATTCTTAATCTTAGTTGCTTTACCATTTACATATATCGCAAACCAACCTGCACCAGCCCCTACAACAACAGATACTAAACCTGCTTGTGCGTTGTTAGGATTCTCTAGTGCCATAAACCAAGTAATGACTTCCATAAATGCCCAACCATAGGCAACCATCATAAGTCTTGGTACTAATCGCCAGTTTGACATCAATTCAGGTATCTCAATCTCAATAAAATGCCATACTTGTTTTACAGCATACTTGAAACCATTCCAACCTGAGTTTAAAATTTGATTAATCTTTTGCATATCTATCCTCTGTTTCTATTTTGCTCTCTAATTTTTTCGTTTTCTTCTTTAATATGTTGTATCAATAGGTCAACATATATCTCCCTTTCCCACGGCAACATATTTTCTAATTCTGTTAATGAATATTTATGATGGTGCATTAACATAAAATTAACCCGAAAATAGTTCTCAAGGTTTTCGTGTGAAAGGGTAATTAAAAAAAATCAGCAGTACCCGTTAACACCGTTGAAAACTCTTTGCCTGACTTAGGGTTTGTATAATTAACCTTATGTCTAATTCTAGGCATAGTGTCATAGAAAGTTTGTAATTTCTCAAATTGTTTTTGAGTTAAATTATCTACAAACTCCTCTATTTCTTCCTCTGATATGTTGTTCCTATCATAAACATCATCACCCTTGTAGATTGTAGCAATAGATTCTTTTACAATTTTATAAGATAACTCGGCCATCTTATCGTATTTCTTAAATGCTTCAATTGTAGGATATCTCATTATGACACCATAACCTTTTTCAAATTCAATCTTGTTAGTATGACCTTCTGGTCTATCTATCTTAACATCTTCTAAATTAAGTTCATAATCTACGATTTGTTTTTCGTCATCTGGACATCTAAATCTAAGTTTTACTACTTCACCCACAGACTTTGCTCTAATCTTTAGAAACAAATACTCAAAGTCAAAAATAGGCAGGTCTCTAACATCAATCTTTGTATTCAATAAACATGATTGTAATGTCTCATTAACTGCTGACGCTATTTCATCATCATTTTCACTTTCAATTGCCGTCAACATGATCTTTTGTTCTTTTACAAGAAAAGGTCTGTAAGTTATATTCTCACCTGTTGAAGGTAATTTTGTAGTGTATTTTGGGACTTCATTTATTGGTAAAGCCATTATGTTTCACTCCTTTATTAATTATTTAAAAAAATGGGGGAAATACCTTTCCGCCAAATATTCTTCCCGTAGGAAATCTTGTCTTAACCTGATTAATCACATCTCTTCCTGCTCTTCTTAATTCAGGTGGTAATTTATTTAGTAGAGAACCTAGTATGCCTCCTGCCTTAGGATCTTTTATAACACCTACGCCATCTATACCGCCACTCTCATCTGCACTTTCATGGTCGTGTAATGTTGCTGTTGATTCCCAATATCTGTAATTAAAAGTTATTGATTGTTTAGCAAATGTACTACCTGCACCATAAGATAACTCAACTGAACCTATTGTTTTAGGATACACCTCATACATTGTACAGGTATAACCTGATAGTGTTAATCTAGCAGCTGCACCTTCAGACATACCGATCTTACTATCAATACTTCTTGTTGTTGCTTCTTCTCTATTTTCATGTAATGGATATATGAATATTCTACCGATATATTCATTATAAAAATTAGCATTAAAAGTTCTGCTGTTAATAATTAAATTTTGCCAAGACTCGAATATAACTCTTTCTGTCAATTCTGAGTCTAACATAAATTGTAGTGTGATAGGTGCATATTCTAAACCACGACCTATTTTTCTCTCAGGTCCATATGCGGCTGCGTCACCTACATCTGATATGGTTCTTTCAGGTATTGAAGCGTCTGAACAGAAAAAGTATAATCTATCTTTTATTGATGTTCTTGTTTGTGTTAAGAAATCTCTATCAAGTGTGTATTCTGTAAATTCATTACTTGCAATATCACCTGTTAATGTTTTAGGAAATTCTAGTCCCACTAAAAATTTAGCAGGTCTATAAAGACCTTCAGCGCCTGATATGAAAGACCTGAACCTATTAATTGTAGTTTGAGGATTTGCTTTTTGACTTAATCTCTTTCTGGCTTTTCTAGGATCAAAACCTTTATCTCTAGGTAGACCTATTCTAATGTCAAATGGTCCTGGTATTGGTAATCTTTGTCTAAATATCGCCATTAGATAAATCTCCTACTATCTGAATATACTTTAGCATCGGATGCCTTTTTAAATCTTTGTACAGGTAGAAATACTGCTGTTGCAGCTTCGTCAGCATTTATTCTTAAAAATCCTGTTCTTACATGACTATACAAATATTTTTTTATTGTAGGTTTAACAATATTAACATTTTTTAAATCATCATAACTGACATCAAACTTTGTGCCTTTATCAAATTTTCTGTCATCAGCATATTGTTGCACTCTACTTAATAATCTTGTTCTCAATAGAGGTGGTAGGTAATGAAAATTCATACCCATAAAACCACCTGGTATTGGTTCTAATGGCAATACAAGGGGGAACACATCATAGTATGGTAGAGTTCTTTTTAACTTAGGGTCATAACCAAATAAGTTAAGTCTGCCTATACTAGGTCTTGTATTAAGTGTGCCTTGTCTAAACAATTGTGTTGCTGATGTCTTACCAACAAGTCTATTTACGGTATTTCTATACCAGTTTAGAGACTTATTACCTTGCCCAGCCGCTTGTTTTATTGTGTCAAATACACTTGCCATAATACTATTTATGTTGTTTTAAAACAACTTTAAGTGTTTTTCAGTTAAGATTTTAAATACAATCTTTCTTCTATGACACCAAGCAAATGCAGCGTTCCACTTTTGTCTGTTTATCTCGTATGTGTGTAATGCTTTTTTATATGTGGATGTTTGCCTTGCACCTTCTTTTAGTACAGGCTTTCTGGTCTGATAACTAGGTTTAATCTCTATAAGATATTTTTGAAATGTTTTATTAGGTAGTCGCTTCATTATAACAAAATCAGGATAGTATAATTTGTTTTTGCCAAATGCGTTATAAGGTATTCTAATCTCTTCACTACCCCACTTTGCTATACTCTTTTCTTTATCACAATATTTCATAAATGCAAGTTCCCAACTTGATCTGAAAACTATCTTATTAATATCACCAATGTATTTTTGAGGATTGAGAGGTCTGAATTGACCTTTATATGCTTGTCTTCTAGGTTCTATTTTTTTAAATCGGGAGAACGGCGTTGGTCTTTTTCTTATCATTTGTTTTGAGTTTCTTAATTTGTTCTACCGTTATAAGATTGTTACCTTCTTTATTGTGTCTAAAGCAAGGCATACCGCCAATGAGTTTTATTTTTTTATCTGATAATTCAATTTTACTATCACTCTCATAATATACTTTTGCAACCTTTTTTGACTCTTCAAATCTTTTAACTAAATTTTTATAAAGTTTATTTCTATTATTAACTTGTCTTTCAATCTTATCATTTTCTAACATACCACTATGTATGATAATATTAATAACTAATTTGTGGCCATCTTTGTTTAATTTTTTTCGCTCTTCAATATATTTTTTACCAGAGTCTATGAATAGTTTAGCACCTAAGCCTGCTGACATAGTTATATATTTTTTAAACTTAGTATCTTTGTAACCTTGAGTCTTTAACCAATTAATTCTATTTGACTCTACACTCCAGTTTTTAGGTTGTATTGTATCAGTAGAGTTTTGTTTTATTTTATCAAGTGTGATTGTGATAATCTTTTCAAAGTGAGATGGTTTCATTGGCGAGTCGCCAACACACTCAACAAGTTCTTTTCTTAAATTTTCTTGTAGTGTATCATAATTTTTTGTTAAGTCACCTTCTATTTCACCTAAACAATATCCTTCATGTAATGTGCTTGCTAAATCTTGCATAGAAAAAGGTGTGTTTATTTCTTTAGGTCTATTAGTGACCTGCCCTAATTTTCTAAATCTATATCTTGCTTTGTTTTCGTCTAATTGTGATAGGTCATAAACATCACAAATAATATCTTTAACATCTAATCTTTTTAAGGAACCTATTCTACCATTACCTGTTCCTAAATGTTTATAGCCGTCAGGCATTCTCACTACAACAGGTGGTAAATAAGTTAGACTATATCCGTTATTTCGTATATCGTTATATAAATCATCTTCTTTAGGATTACCACCTTCTACCCTATGTTTCTGAGTTATATAACCTTCGCCATCTTCTAAAACAATCTCGTTACCATTACCTTTTATTTTTACTAATTCTCTTCTTTCAAAATTAGCAATCTTTTTTCTTTCATCATATACATGAGCATATGGTCCTGAATCTACAGGACATAACTTATACGAGTCTTGTAAATAACCTTTAAAACTTTTTATTAAGTTAAGATCAACTGCGTAATTTTTATTTAAGATATTTGATTTGTAAGTAAGTTCTTCTAACATAATATACCTTCATTAGTGTGGGTGCCTAATTAAAGGCACCCGTTTTGAGAAAGTGAGAGAGATAGATATTAGGAATCGTCTTCAGCTAA